AGCTATATTAACTCCAGCATCTGCACCTACAGATGTAGAGGCAAGTTGGTTGTTTAATCTGGGTAAAGTTGTAGTCCCTAGAGTTAAAAAGTTAGTACAAAATGGCTTAGTTGTTATGCCAGATGGTACTTTAATTAAAGAGATACCTACCAATGACTTAATGCCTACACTTAGATCACTTCAACGTGATTCAATAGACATGATGGGTAAAGATATAGGGAGAGATGTACATAACTCTGCTGCATTTACTTTAGGACAGCATAGCGCTTTAACAAAGAAAGCTAACCAAATAAATGATCCTAATATTAAAAAACTTTTAGATGAAGGTGCCTGGTTAAGTACAAATATAACAGATGTAATACGTAACGATCCAACTATCTATGGTTCCTTTGGTTATAAACCAGCAAAAGTTAAACCTGGCACAAATTTTGGTCAAAAGGTAGCAGCGTCGAATGTAGAATTAAAAGCAGAACCATCTTTTAGAGATATATTTTCTAGCTGGGTACACGAGAATCAACATATGTTTGATCTTATATCTGATTCTCCTTTCTTTGATTCTAAGTTTGATGTTAATACACCATATACACATAGACTGTCAGAACAATATGCACAAACAGCTACTAAGAGAGCATTTCTCCCTGAGAAATATATTGATCCAGGTAGTTCAGAGTTTATACACCCACTCCTTACCTATAAGGATGGTAAATTTACTGTTGATGCATCACAGAAATACATCTATGAAGCTGAACGACAAGGTATAAGTAAAGCTAGTACTGAGTATAGTAAAGCATTAAGAGATGAAGCTAAGAAACTTAATAATAGGTTACGATCAGATCCTAAATTTAAAAAAGAGATGGATGCTATACATCAATATGACAAGGCAACAAAAAAACAGCTAGGTGCGACTAAAAGTGGAGTAGTTACTAGAAAAGATTTAAGAAATGAATCCAGACAAAGAAGGTACAATAGAAGACAATCCTTCTTAAAAGATAAATTTAATCTTAAAAATTTTGAGGTAGATGAATTATTACTTAATCTTAATTCTAGGGAATATCCAGATTTAGTAGAAGGATTAACTAAGGGAATCCCCACTAAAGAAATTATCGAGGGATTTGATATAGGACAATCATTATTTGATATCCTATCTAAAAAGGGAGCTATACCCTAAATTTTACAATAAGGAAAAATAATGGAAACAAATGTATACCACTCTATTGAAGAGTATTATGCCTATAAGGTAAAGAAAGGACATCCTGCCCCTAAGGGATATAAGCAAGAGACTAAGAAGAAAGCTCCTAACCCTAGAGTTAAGAACGTTCAGAAGTCTAACCCAGCTGAGAAGTAATATTAAGAAAGGAGAAATAAATGGCAGATGAAACACTTAACACCCCAGCACCGGAAGAAACGCCGGTATCACAACCTGAAGCTACACCTGAAGTTGACACTTCTACAGAAGAATCGGAAGTTACGTTACCTTCTGATGTAGATAACTTTGAGATACCTGATAAGTTTAAAGGTAAATCAGCTGAGGAAATTGCAAAAGCATATGTTGAACTAGAGCGTATGAAGCAAGGAGGGGTAAATGAACAAGGCATTGAAGGCGAGACTCCTCCTGAATCTAACGAAGAAGCTCAAGAAGAGCAACCTAACTACTTCCAAGAGTACTTGGAGAGTGGCACTCTCTCTGAGGAATCTCTTGCAGAGCTTGAGAAACAAGGATACAAAAGAGAGGAGGTGATCGACCGTCTCGAATTCGAGAAGTATCGACAAGAGAAAGCTATTGCTGAACTTGTAGAACCAATCGGAGGGATTGAAGAGTATACTAAACTGAATGAATGGGCTAAGGATAACATTCCAGAGGAAGACCTTATTGCCTTCACTCAAGAATTTCAAGCAGCTGGACCTATGGCTAGGACAGCTATGTTGAAAGATGCATACTCCTTGTATAAACAATCTATTGGGGAACCATATGATGGTATTATACACACTAATGAACCACAGTCTGCCCCAGCTAAGGGATATACATCCCAAGCTGAACTTCAAAAGGATATGTCTGATCCAAGATATGGTATAGATAGATCCTATACACAAGAAGTAGAAAAGAAGTTAAGTAGGTCTGACCTATCTAAACTCTAAACTAAACCAGCCTTTGGGCTGGTATAGGGGTAAGGTTTTGTCTCCTTTACTTGCCCCTATACGAGCCCAAAAGCCTGATCCCTACGGGGGTTAGCGAGTAGGATAACTCAACATGTTGGCTTATCAACCCGCTGCGGTGTATTACACCTAACATAAAGTAAACAATTAAGAAGGATATATTATGGCTGTAACCGCTATGTTGCACAACAAAGATGCCGCACGTTCTACCGCCCTAAAGCTCTATACTAACGAAGTTATTAAAGCATTTAGAGAGAAGAACGTTGCACTTGGCACTGTAAAAACAAGAGAAATTTCTGGAGGTAAGACTGCACAGTTCATCGTAACTGGTAAAGCAGTAGAGTCTGACATTCAAACACATTCACGTGGTGATGAAGTAGTTAACAGACTGCTTGAGAACGACGAGGTCACCATCACAGTTGATACTCGATACGTACACTCACACTTCTCCGATGATCTGGACCACCTGCTTGCTCAGTATGACCTGAGAAGTGAGGCTAGTTCTCAGTCAGGTGAAGTACTTGCTATTAAAATCGATAAGGATATCTTTTATGGTATCACTCACGATGCTGGTACAATGCTTCCTCCTACTAATGGACAATGGGGAGCTTCTACTGTAACTGCTACCGGTTATTCTGCTGCTACTGATGCAGAATCTAAAGGTAATGCAATCGTAGAAGCACTCTTTGATGCAAGAGGCGTACTCAATATGAAGGATGTTTCTGCTGAGCCTGTTGTATTTGTAGCACCAGCTGACTACTACTATGTAGTACAGTCAACCAGAGGTACTAATGCTGACTATACAACTGGTAATGGAGGTATCGACAGTGGTAAGGTACGTAACATTGCAGGCTTTAGCTTGGGATGGACTAACCACCTAGATAAAACTGACCAATCAGGTAACAACGGAATTGATGCTACAGGTCTTATTGCACTGATGTATACAAGAGATGTATATGGTGTTGTTAAGGCTATGGATATTAAGTCTGAAAGTAACTACGACTTTAGACGACTTGGCTGGCAGCTTACTAGCTACTACGCTATGGGTATGGGACCATTGAACCCAACTGGTCTTGTCTTCATTATGGAAGACTAGTAACTAACCCTCTTAGAGTCCCCAAATTTTGGGGACTTTATAGAGTGTTAATACACAAAATTAATGATATAGGAGGTGTGTATTTATGGAAGATGCACAACACATTAAGACAGTTGAGATACCATCTCCTGTCAAACAAGAAGTAAGAGAACCTAGAAGTGTTACAAATGCTTATGGACAATCTAAACTAAACTTAGTTAATAGGTGTTTAAGAAGTATAGGTGAGGTACCTTTACCACATGGTACTGATTTAGATTCCCTTCAACAAGGAATAGATGCTGAGATAGCATATAGAGTAGTTGAAGAAACTATACCTGAAGTATTATCTATAGGATGGGCGTTTAATACATTTTATGATAGAAAGTTCTATCCAGATGAATCTACCAATATGATTGAATTAGAGGAGCATATACTACGTATTGATGATGTATATACTAAACGCTATATAAGTAGAGCTGGTTATATTTATGATACCTATAATAGTTCTTATGAAATACCAAAAAATACAGTTGTAACTGTAGATGTGATACGGTATGGCTATGTAGGTTATTGGCCTGTAGAATTATATGAATATATTGCTCTTAGAAGTGCTCGTAAGTTTCAAGAGTTTTTAATTACAGCTGCTGAGTTAGTTAATGTTACTAGAAATCAAGAGATGGATGCATACACTAACCTACAAAGACTGCAACTTAAAACAAGAACTTATAATATACAAAACGATAGAGTAAGTACTCGTACATCTAATGGACCTATTAAACGGGGACTATATAGATTTAAAACTCGTTTTAATTAGGAGGTG